CAGGGTCAAGGTAGAATCTTTTAGCAGTCATAATCCAGTTATCTTCCATGGAGTTTACAAGTTCCTTATCGTATCCTGGAGCAAACATACAGTGTTCATCAGTTCTCATAATATACTCCCCTTGAGCCAGTCTTACAGCGGTGTTAATAGATTCCCTCATATTCCTGTTCTTCCCCATGTGAACTGTTTTTATATCAAAATCTTCTCTGAAGGGCTCGGAAATCCAGTAGCCGTCTAAAACAACAATAATCTCAACGTCTTTAAGTTCTGAGTTTTCTACTAATGAGTCGATTGTAGGGTAAATTGAAGGGTCTTTATAACTTGGTATAACAATAGAAAGCTTCATGAGTAAATTCTATCATTAAGAAGATGTCGTGACAACTATATGTTATGCGCTAGGGCTGATGCTTGGGCTAATGCTTGGACTTAGCGATGCGCTAGGACTTACACTAGGACTAATACTAGGACTTAGACTTGGGCTTACACTAGGACTAATACTTGGGCTTGCTAATGTTCCAAATGTAACTGAGATACCAACAAGATACCCCTTTGTAACTCTAATCGTAGCTGAGTCTTCGGTTCCACCATCAACACTTGTTGAGAAGTAGTGAGCTACTGGAACACCGTTTTGCTCAATATATACATATCCAGATGATGTGCCAACACCAGTTTCTGCTAGGGTGCTGGTAATAGTTAAATCTCCAATAACAGGTTTTCTAAGAATGGTGTATTCATTACTCCCATCGCTATCGTGGAATATATTATAAGTAATAGCAGAAGCAAGGGAACCCCTTGTAAAAATTGTTCTACTATATTTATCTGTTACTGAAAGCGTTGCTGTAACTGCCATATATGTATTATAGACTATTTTTCAGATTACATCTACAATTCGTCTTCTGGGGGAAACATCTCTCCAGTATTCCTATCTATGTGTTTTACGAATATATTGGTATCAACTAAGAAAGGAAACTCCATATCCTTGTACTCTGGCCAACCAGCCTTCTCAAAGATATTATCCTCCATAACTCGGGTGCACCATTGTAGGTCGGTTGTACCTACTAAAGTGTTGAAATTACCTTGACCGTCAGTCCAAAGTTTTTCTGGTTTCTCAAAGACTCTTCTAGCCATTCCCATCCCAGGTATATTGTATTCTGGAGATTCCTCATACATCTTTTTTAATATACTCATATGGATTAGGAGTGTTCCTGTGGGTACGCCATCCGCCCAGACCTTATCCCCGAATTTCCAATCCCAATAAACTGATGTTCCTCTTCCCCTAAAGATTAAAGGTTCTGAGGGTTTAGACCTGGAAAAGTAAAGTCCTGAAACAATAGGAACTTCTCTTGATTGCATATATTTGTTAAATTTCATAAAAGCATCGGCTGGTAAAACATTATCATCTTCGATAAGGAGTAGCCACTCATATTCCCCCTTAACAGCCTCCTGAACTATGATGTTTTGGGCGTCAGGAAGGGCGTATCGATAGGTAACAAAGGAATTCATATATTGAACGTATTGAACCATTGACCAGTTCATAGGTACAATCTGTCCGTAACGTCCTAGAACCCACTCCATTCTAACACTCCCAGTCCCTGCTGGGGTGGCAACAAGTACCCTATTTACATATCCAGGGTCTTCTGAATCCTGCATTACATGCTTTAGTGGTATTAGTTTCTTCTTCTTTTTCCCATCAACTGTAGGGGCTCCAAAAATCTTACGCTTCATAGCTTGGGTCCTCTCTACGTTTCACAAGTACAACTTCAAGGTTTCCATTCCTATGGAATACTGTTTCTTTAATTCTCCATGGTTTTGGTCTGTAAAATCGGTAGTATCCTGATGTGTGTAGTGGGTCAAAGTAGTAGAATGTGGCTTCATTAACTCCGTTACAATGGGTTGGGTCTTGCCAGAACCCGTAAGAACCAGCGTATGGTGTTATTATTGCAAATTCCCCATCATATTTTGTCACACGCCACACCTCATTCATAAAATCTATAAATCCAAAATTAGCGGGATTGATGTGTTCTATATAGTGAGATGCTAAAACAAGGGATGCACATTTATCAGGTAAAGGCCATGGAAATTCATTTAAATCGTGAACTATATCAACTCCAGGTAAGTCTTGAACGTCTATACCAATCCAGTCTGGGCCAGCCTTATTAGCTCCACAAGCAATATCAACCCTGACAGAACTACGGTCTTTAAGGAGTTTCTTAATAGATGTCATGACACTATTATACTATACTTACAAGGTTAAGCAAAATTTAGGTCATAAGTACAATTCACGTTTTGATTGGTGGCCACCGAGCTTGAGGCGAATGTGTTGCCTGCAAGTAAGGTTCCTGTTGTAACTGCTGAGGTATTGAAAAGTCCAATGTTGGAGATGTCTTTACTTGCTGTTACAAATGAATCAGAACTATTAAATGTAGCCAGGAGTCTTAGCGTCTTTGAACTTGAGCTTGTTGCAGCTGTTACTCCAGCTCTTTTAGAAATCTCAGATTCTCCAGATAATGCTGTTGCGTCTGATGCTGGAGCTCCTCCAGTACCTAAAGCGACGTGGCTAATCTGCTTAGAACCAGTAATCCCACCAACGGTTTTTACAATGTAGTCATTGAATCCTAAGTTAACCACTTGATTGTCGTGCCAACCAGAATCGCCAACTATTTTGTCACCGTCTACAATGTTGAGTCTATAAGACCCTTTTACTTTAATTGAATCTTTCATATCTATATTTTACCATTTTATTGCCCTAATAAGAAAGTTTTTTGCGTTTGCATATCGGCAAGCTGTTTTGAAATCCATAAGATGTGTTCTGTGGCTGTCTCCTCATTCTTATCAGTCACGGTCTTATTGTGCCAATCTATAAATGCCCCTAGTTCAGCTGTGTTTCTAAAATCGTCCATACTAAGTTTTCCCGTGGCTTTCAACCTTCTCTTGGCCTTCTCAAAGTTTATTGGCTTGCTAATCACTGGAACCGCTCCCCCAATACTTCTTAGGGACTTTGGTCTTGGGTTAAAGCCGTGGTTAGGGTTAATATTAGGTATATAGTCTAAATCAGGGTCTTTGCTCATAGTTTGTTTTTCCTGTCTGGGAGGCATAGGCCAATAGGTCTGCTACCCATAATAAATCAACTTCCTTAAAATGTGAGCCTACATAATCAAAGTGGGCGTGAATGTCTATGCCTAGGTCGTTACACTTCATGCAAAAGCCTATATCATCACCATAAGCCAGTTCCCCATTATCATCAAATATCTCTTCAAATGGGATTAATCCAGCATCTACAACCTTCTCTATGGCATCCCTTCTAATAACAATCAGTCCAGTAGCGATGGCGTCAACCTTTTTCAAACCTTCCCTATATTCCACGGGATACTGTCTGTAGATAACCTTCCCGTCTTCCTCATCCCTTTTAAAGGCAAAAAATATAATCCCGTTGTCCTTTTTACCAGGATAGACGCCCCCAACAACAGGTAAATCTAAATCAAGTAGGTCAAATATATTACTATAACAGGGGTTATCATCATCCAACATTACAAGGTAATCCCAATCTCCCTTTAAAAACTTCCTAACTATTCTATTTCTATTATCTGGAATTGGTCTTCCTGTGGGGAAAAAGATTTGAAATTCATACTTATTAGATTTTTGTCTCATCCAATCAAAGACTTGGGTCTCCCATCCAGCAGAAGTTGTTCCCATATTGAGCATATTTACCATTACTTTTGGCTTTGTCATGACATCTCCATTATAGCATAGGGGCCCGCAGGCCCCCATACATTATGATGATGTTACTGTCTCCCAAGATGAGCCTGTACAGAAAGTTAATTTGCTTTGCGTTACATCGTAAGCTATAAAACCTTCGTAGTCTGTAGAAGCTGTTGGTAGGGAAGATGTAGCAATTTTTGGTAGTTGGACACCTTTGTGTGTGTCTGGACTATCATCGTTTGCTTTAGAGAACACCATGTTTCTATTTTTAATCATTATTATCACCTCCTAAAAGGGCACCCCCGAAGGAGTGCCCTATAAATAGTTTACCCTCTTTCGAGATACTTAGATTCCCGTAAACGTTTACTTATTATCATTGTACGTCTCTTAGGAATGAATGTGCTCTTGGCCTATCGGTTGTCAAATCTGCGTACCAGTAAATGACAGCTTCGTAAGCGTCTGAGTTTGCTACTCTTGATAGGACTGCGCCGTCTCTGTCCATCCAATCCCAATCACCCATTTGCATTATCTGCAAGTGGTCAGTATCAATAAAGAATACTGTATTAGGATAAACGTCTTTGTCGGCTACCCAAGGAATACCATTGTATTCTAGGGCTTTAAATCCACCATCAAGGTCCATTGTGTTGACATATCTCTTGTCAGCAACAACTAAAGATGCATAAGCATCTCTCAAATCGTGACTAGACATAATTAGGTTCGTTTTACCGCCATTTTTCTCAACAGCTGTAATAGAGTCTTGGATTAAATCCAATGTTAAATCTCTGTTTGTACCTGAATTGTCGTCGTTTGAGTGAGTAGATGCGTTCCACCATGCGTAGGATGTTCTTGAGAGGTTATGTAGAGTGTCTACATAGGTACCGTCGTCAATTATACCCTTAAGACCCATCATTTCGTATGAGTCGGAAGGTAAGATTCCTGCACCATCTGTTGAGTTAGCTCTTACAACGTAGTCATCGTCATCAATAGCAGCGTCCAATGCAGCGGATGCTGTACATGATGTTGAACTGTCAACTGTGGAAATTGTTACGTCTGAGTCGTTTGTAGCCCCATCTCCATCGTCATTACCTAAAATGTCGACAATCATACCATCATATAGATAGTTTGAACCAGGGGTGTCAACTGTTAAGGTTGTTCCTGTTCCAGGGTCTCCATTAACGTAAGCTCTAATAGAAGTACCATCGTTGTTAAACTGATAGTTAACTTCTTGCTTTAAGTCGTCTGTAACACCTTTCATTTCTGCTTCTAAAGCTCTAACTATTGCTCCCTTGTCATTTTTGGAAGCAGCCATAACTGGTCCTGAAACTTGAATTCTACCACGGGTATAAGCCATTGTTCCGTAAGGATTCTTGTAGGCTTGGTTTCCTGCGGTTGGAAGTCCTGTTTCTGAGCCAGAACCAACACCAGAGTTTCTCTGATAGTGGGCAACTGATTGCCATCTCTTACCAGAAACATCTCTTTCATTTCTTTTAACTTTTGTTAAAAGAACTGATGCGTTGTTTAGCTGTTCTCTTATAACAGGTAAATAGTCAATTTTTAATGCTTCATCAAAATTACTTAAATTCTGTGCCATGTTATTTTCACCACCTTTTTCTTGTTAACTTAAATATTCAATTATAGTGGGAAAAATATTATCTACTTAATGCGCGTCTACCAGCTTCTTCAAAAGTTTTTGGCGAGGACTTATCTGGTTTTCTTGGCGTGGAGCCTGAGGTATCCTCGGTTTTCACATTAGACTTTTTGCCTTTAATAGCTTCTTTAGAGTAATGGTCGATAATTGCATCCCAGTTAAGGGTTTTGTACATGACCTCGGGGTCAAAAATTTCCCCATTCTCACGCATCTGTGCAATTATTTCCTCTATATCAAACTTAGGCAGACCGCCTCCTCCAGGATACTTCCCTTCGAGCTCTTCAAGTCTCCTTGAAAAAGCTTCGTTTTCAGCTTCCCGCTGAACTTGCTCATCACGAGCACGTAACCTTTCCTCTATAGCTGGTTCAACAATCCTAATAATCGCTTCTTTGACATTAGGGTCAACATCTCGTAGGTAAGCATTTTCTTCAATTGCCTTAGAAGTTTCCTTCTTGGCGTCTTGCTCCCACTTTTGTTTTTCTTTCTCTAGCTCTGCGAGCCTTTGAGAACGTTTTGTGAATTCGGGACCTATCTTTTGATAGTGTTCATAGAGTTCGTCTGGTGTCATTTCTTTCTCCCCATCGGGAAGATTTACTTTGAAAACCTTGGACTCGTCTATGTCCTCTTCACTTGTTGTATCCGACTGCTCAGAGGCTTGGTCATCTTCCTCAATTCTTGAGATTAACTCAGGTCCTTGATTCTGTTGACTGTCCTGCTGGACTTGGTCTTGTGTTTCTTCCATAATTTTTTATGACTGGCAAACTAAATGCCTTAGTCGTAATGATATTATATACCATATAGTGATGTCATGACAAGTGTTATTGTGCGGGTACTCCAACCTCACCTTGGTAATGTTGGATTATTATTTGCTGAATTTCTGGTGGTAATTGTTTAAATGTCTGAGATAATATGAAGTCTCTGTGTGCCTGTGAATGTTCTGGAGTTGCCCCCTCTGTTGGAGGAATACCCTCCCCGTTAGCCATTTGCTGATTCTCTTTATCTGCGAGTCCTACCATATCTACTCCCTGACCCTGACCCTGACCCTGACCTTGACCCTGACCTTGGTTCTGTCCATGTCCTGCTATTGCCATTTGCATTTGGTCTTGTTCAAGTCTCTGTTCTCTTGCTTTTTTGGATAGTTCCTCTACGTTAGGGAACTCAAACTGTCTTAAAATTTCTTCTCCTGGTAATACTCCCATCTCTGCTAGTTTTAACATTGTTTCTCTCTGAGCTTCCTTAGAGTGTCCTAGCCATGAGCCTATCTTTACAATGAGTTCATTATCTTCTGTAATTATTGTTGCATCCTTAGGTTTCTGTTGTGCTCCTTCTCCTATTACCTTTAGATATTCCTCCCCTTCCTCGGGTTCGGTAATTTTTACGATTCTTGAAACTGTATATTTATCGGCCATTAGTTTTAAAATTTTCTCCCCTACAACTGATAAGAAAGATTCTAGTGAGGATATAAGTCCTACAAGGTTGTTGGAGTCAGCAGCCTGTAAAGCCTCAATCATATTTCCAGACCTTGCTCCAGATGGTAACTTTCCTAAAGCAGCGTCATGAGCCCCTAAGACATCCTCTATACTCATTCCTAGTTGTGATGTTAATCTATCAAATCCTGCTGGTAGTGGGAACATATCCATTTGTTTAAATTCCCTACCCTTATTAAGCTCAACAACTTCTCCAAAGTCGTTTGAAATTACATTAACTCCGTGACCCTTCTCTGCAATAAGTCTGTAGACCAGGGCTTGGTTAACATACATAATTTGTTGTGATAGTGTTCTGTCTAAGGCTTTGTTTAAAGGAATAGCGTCTGAAATCCAGGCTCTCTGGTAAATCTTTAGTGGGTTCATGGAAATCTGATAAAGGTAGAGGGGGTACTCTGTCTCTTCCAAATCCTCTTCTCTTAGAACTTGGTCGCCTGCGTAGGTGAAGAGTTTAATATTTCCACCTTTATCATTGCCCTCATCATCCCAAATCATAAATTCTTTTACCATAACTCTTGGAATCTCATCTTGTGAAGTGTTCCCTGAGTAATCTCTTTTAATAATCTTAGCTTTCATTTTTGAAACTGCTAGCTCTTCATCTGGTTTAATATCTTTTTTTGTCTTCTTATCATATTTGTTATCAGCTTTAACCTCAGCTATAGACCTTACTATTGTCTTTGCTAAAAATGAGGATACTAATTTACCTCCATATAGGTAGGCTCTCTTATCAACCCAAACATCAAAGGGGTCGTGAAGCCTAATCCTAACCTGACCCATTCCTCCTTCGGCATTTTCATCCCAATCAACCTCAACCCAGCCAACAGAAGTATTTAGCCCAGTATCAACAACTCCAGAAATCATCTGTTCTAGGTGGAGTTTCTGGAATAGGTAATCCATAACCTTTCCTGTTCTTCTAGCATTTACAACTGTCTTCTCATCTATGTCTCCTGGAATAACATCCCATTTAGGTCGTTCTCTAGTTACGTAGTTTTGGACAGCTCTCTTCGATGAACGTACCTTATTTACCATCATTCTAACCTCACCACGTTTTTTGACTGGTGCAGGTACGAGTTCATTTGTGGTTGTGTTTAAGGATAGGTAGTGGTTGCCCTCAACAAACATATGGTTTAGATACCATTCTAAATCTGTAGTTCGTCTGGAGCTTTTAACATCTTCGAGTAGGTCGTTACAATAGGATATCTTCTCTTTGTCTTCTAACTTATCCCAATTTTTATCTCCAATATTTATCATGTTTTATCAATTGCTTTTAAAATTTGCTCTGCTGTAGCTTCCTCCACAGGGATGTAGGGGTCTTCGCTAGACTTCCCATCCTCTGCTTCTGGTTGCTCTGAAATTACATAATCCGTTAGGTCTTTACTCATAATCTTTTTTGTTAACTTCTCTCTTTCTTTATAAAAGAGTACATCCTTAATAACTGCGTATACAATTAAAAGTCCTATTATTATAAACTCCATATATTTATTATACCTTATCTTTCATATACTAGAAATGTGTTCCCATGTAAAAATCTCCTTCCGAATCCCTTTCCTTTTTCTTTTGTAAAGCTCGTTGGAAATATGAACCTCCCGTAATCTCGTTCCTTTTAACTTCCTCTGGGGAAAAGCTAACCTCGTCCATATCACTTAAAGCGTCAATCATATCGTCATGTTTACTCTTTGGAAACTTTAATAGTTCCTCCTCCAAATCTATCATATCTCTTTTTATATATATCTTACCCCTCTCAAATCTAGGCTGTAGAACTGACCTAATCCTCATTTCTTTTCTAGTATCTGGTCTTACCTTAATTTCATATAATGGTAAAAATGTATTCCTTCTCTCTTCCTCATCATGAATTGGTGTCATAAGTCCTTGTGCTTGGCCTATCACCTCTATCGTCATGGTAATTGGTTTCCACATATTGTAGACAGCAAATAGTTGCTCAATAAGCTCCCCTACAGTCCACTTTCCCCTCCTCACCTCCAGAACATACCAGTTGTTTTGCGAATCAACCCCTACAATTACAATAGAGGAGTAGTCGGCGTGGGTAGTCTGACTTACTGCTGGGTCACATAAAGTGAATATATTAAGGTTTTTGGGGGTGGGGTTCTCCTCGGTATCATGGTATTTAAGGTAACTCTTCTTAATTAAGGCCGAATCCTCATCAACTGGGTCATTAAGATAGAAGCTGGAGAATACGTAAGACCCTTGAAGTCCCCTAAGCTCCCTAAGTTTGTCCTCACCAAGCATCTCTGGGAAATATAGACTACCATCGTCCTTGTAAGCCCCTCTAATATAGATGTCTGTCTGGTCTGAAAACTCATCTACTATGTGGGAGTATAGGTCATAGTATGACCAACGAGTTCCAATAATAATCATTTCCCCGTCATAGTCTAAAAGGGAGAATGCTCTTCTCCACCAATCTATAACTTTGTCAGTCTGATAGCGGGTGGAAGAGTTCTCAAGATTCATAAGGTCGTCTGCAATAATCATTGAATAGTGTCTGGATACCAGGTTCCCACCTACACCTGCGGCGGAGACCGAAGGCTCTCTAGCCCCCAGGGTTCTTCCAGTAACTTCAATCTCATCCTGACTCCATTTAAGGTCTTTTTCATAAAACTCCCCATAAAGCTCCTTGAGGGTGGTGTTCTTCCTTAGTTGCTCTTTTATCTCATTTAGAAAGTTTTGAGAGTTGGAGAGGGTGGCGTTTGCAATTAGGATTCTCTCATCCCTATTCTTAGCAAGAGCCTGTAAAATCCTACCTTTAGTGAAGAATGAACTTTTGAATGTAGCTCGTGGAACTAGAATCATCTTGAGTCGTTTCTCTGAATTTTGGTACCATCGAGTCCATTCCCCGTGGACGTGGTCAACAATGTATTTACGTCTAATAGGTTCAGACTCGATAATATACTTATTAAAGTAATAAAGGTCTTCAAGACCCCTCTTCTTTTTCTTGATTAGGAGGTTTTTGTATAACTCCTCTTTCCTACTCATCCTTCTCCTGTAGTAATTTGATAAGTTTGGCCTTCTTCATTCCAGGTTTAAATAACCCTTCCTTAGAGCCAAGAGAGACAAGCTCTTTCCATAACATCTTATCATAAGCAAGTCCTGATGTTGATTCTGGCATATTGCCTTCTTCGTCAGGTTCATATTCTACAAGACCTGTGTTAACGTGATAGAGAGCGTGGTATACCAGGTGGCCATCAAACAATCTCTTCTCACCAGGTTTTAGACTATATGTCTTGTGAGCCCATTGAAAATCTACTGTCTTATTTGTCGGATTGAATAGTATCTTCGATTTTTGAGCCATAAACTTCACCCCCGTCCTCCATAGAAATAACTACAAATAGCGGTTTCTTAGTGTATTTATTGTAAATGACGATTGGTAACTCGTCTAAGTAATCGTATAAATGTCTTGAAAATGAACGGATATTAACTTTGTTTAAGGTTTTCTTCGTCAAACTTCTCGACCTTCCCCTGTGGGGTTGATATTACAGTTAAAAGCCCGAATCTTGGGCATGATGGGTCAACACACCACATTCCCAGTTGTTCGTTTGCAAGTAAAGGGGCAAACGTAAGCTTACCCCCACATAAATAACAAAATGTTGTTCCTTCTTCTTTTGGCATGGATATATTATATCACAATGTCATGACATTAAGATTCTGATTCTTTGTAATCTCTTTTAACCATCCAACTCATTTTGTAAATTCTTAATCTTAGCGTCTAACTCTTCCTCGCTGATGTCAGCCTTTAGAATCATGGATTTTGTCTCACGTCTCTCGGGGGCGTAGACCCCAGCAATCTTGTGAATCTCCTGAATATAGTTTAACCTTGTGGAATAGTCGGGTATGTCCTCATCCCTATATCTCTTTGTGGCATCAAGTCCCTCAGTCAGCTTACTCTCAACAATCGAGTCTTGACCTATAATCTTCCTTTTCCTCAGTCCCGATAGAAGAGCCTTACGAAAGTTGGATTTGGCAAAATTTTGAGATGTCATGCTATTTGCTGAGTTATCATTTTTAACGTCATAGAACTTCTTTGTGGAGTTCACAGGGGTCATAGGATTACCATTCTCAACCTTATCAATCATATCCTCTATGACCAGTTTCTGTTTATTGGTCAGCCCGTGAGGGTTTCTCTGAGTCTTCCTAACTTTTGGCATAGTAAGTCCCGAAGTCAAATTTCTTCCTATTATATTTAACCGAGCATTGGATGGAACAAAACTTCTGTTCCTTCCGCTTAGGTTTAAATTCCTTTTTACAACATTTACACTTCTTCATAGCTTATGCGTGTAGCCCAGTTCTCACCAAGCTGCACGCAAAAACCATCAAAATTCTAGTGGACCGTTCCCCAATTCTCCAAGTATATTCTTCTTACTTGTCTCCATCTTGGATGTGTTAACACTGTCATCACTTCTGTTAACACTTTCTTCCCCCATAGGGATAATCTTGGCTATAGGAACATTGTACCTAGTTAAAATGATGGGTAATTCCTCCAAGTATTCACTGGCCTTAAGCTGAAAGTCTCTTGTGCTAACACTTTTCATACCTATATGTTAACACATTTATACCACTTGTCAACACATGTGTTAACTAACTACTAGAAAAAATATTATAAAATTGGGGGAGTGTTCTTATAAAATAATACATTTCTCTTGGACGTTTGCACTACCGCCCCCCCTCATCCTGCCTGTGCTACTGCTGTGGAGCTATTGTGGATAAGTAGTGTGTATATGTGGATAACTATACTAGAGGGTGACTGTTACCTCCTTTTCGCCACCACTATACTGCTACTCTCTTCTCCTTCCTTCTTATTGTATTCTTTTAAGAGTTGGTTTGGAGCGTGCCAAATCCTATGCCTTGTACTGTCCATTTCGATCTCTCCTTTCTTACCCATCGTCCTTTAAGTGTTGTTTAGTTTTGTTTGTTGTTTTGGGGCGTGCCAACAGTCTTTACTTATAACCTTATTAAACCCTTGACTATCTAGCACTTTGTTGTTAGTATACATACATAGAGTTTACAAACTCTTGGTAAGTTTGCGAAAAGTATTTAAATTAGAGGAGGATATAAAATGACTAAAAACATAAAGTTTGATAATTACCTAGCAACAGCATACGCAGAAGGATTTTGTGAGGGTGAGGGTGCAACACAAGACGAGCAATTACAAGCATGGGCATATCTTATAAAGACAGGGCATTGTTGGAGTTTACAGGGTTGGTTTGGTCGTAATGCTCAAAATCTTATAGACAACAATATAATATCAAAAGAGGGTGTAATTAATTTAGAGGAGGATACAAAATGAAAGAATATAGAACAGATGAACAATTTACAGAAATAATGGGCTCAATGACAAATGGAAATTGGACACGGGCTGGAGAGGAGGTTGCTGAATATGGTTTTTATGCTGGAGATTTAGATACAAAACTAGAAGATTACAGAACTACCTATGGCTATGATTATAAATATATGTATGAGTTAGCAGTTAATTTTATGTATGCTTTAGAAAGGGCAAGATGAAATATAAAAATTTCATGGACAAACAAATAGTATTGGTAACAGAAAAAGACACAGAAGACAGAAATTACTTTTTTAACCATCTTGTCGAGATGGATAAGGATATGGATATGGAGAAGGTGCTGAAAAAGGCCTTAGAACTGTACAGAAACGATGACCGAGTTGAACAAGGGCTCGAAAACCCAACAAAGTGTCTTGAAAAAGCCATCGAGATGTACGGAGGAAGAAAAGTAAGATTTTCTCAATATGAGTGGTTGGTTTAGTTTATAATTGGTGAAAGGATTAAAAATGAAAGAAACCATCAAAAAGCAAATTACAAAGCTTGATGAAAAGTTAATCGAAAAACTCAATGAGGAAGCAATGGAGACCATTTTTCACGATGATGTGGATGAAATTGACGAGTATATTTTTAGACACAAAGAAGAGTTCTATAAAGAGTTACTTCAGAAAACAAACTACTGATGCCCGACGTCATCTTCAAAATTGACAAGTTGTTGGAAATCGGAGACAGTTTTGCAAAATCAAACAACAAAAAGGCGTTGAAATTCGTTGAGAAAAGAATAAGTGAGATGGATAGAGATACACCATATAATATAGTTACAATTCGAAAGGAAGTAAAATGGAATATGAAGAAAAACAAAAAAGAAATCTAAGCCGTGAATTGGAAATCGGGGTTGATAAAGAGGTGTTTGAGTGGATGGAGGACGGCGACTGGGAAAAGGTGGACAAGTATTTCAATTTTGTGCAAAGTTTTTCAGACAGGGCGTTTGACGCCCAAAGGGAAAAACAGTATCTATATGGGGAGACAAAATGAGACGAAACTTCATCATAACATTTCAAGATTTAAGTAGTGAAAAACAAGATGAGATTGTGCAGGATATTATAAAAAGTAATTTAGATGAAATTGAAAGGGCGTGCGACAGGTCTTGGGTTGAATTTGGAATTGAACTTTAAAATGTATATTATTTTAGGTTTTATTTTATGGATTATTATAATAACCATCTTTTTCGGTTGACGCAGATGTCACGACATGCTAATATTTTATTAAGTTACGAAAGGATTTACAAATGGATTACAAAAAACGACCACAGCCCTACCATCTAAATAAGGACTGGTACAAGGCTAGGAACAGGCAAATAGTCGAAGACAAGGACGATGACATGACTTGGAGAGAAATGCAAAACAAATATGGGATTTCTTCCGTGTACTTGATGCAAATTTACAAACGTCTGAAATCAAAGGGGGGTAAGTAAAATGGAATACAAAGAAGAAGTTAGAAAAAGCAATAAATTCAAGGTTTTGGGTCCACTCGACTTGATGGGTATGGAAAAAGCATTGAATTCGGGGTGGGTTATTGATTCGGAAGGCACGGAAATCACAGGAGTAATTATTTTATACAAGGAGTAAAAACATGGCACACACAGAAGCACCAGCAAGCGTAACTTATAGTCTGACGAGCCCAGAGGGATTTGGCTTACTCTTCACAGTTAGAGGAGAAGGTGGGGGCGCGTTACTTGAGGAAATGTCTGTAATTGAGGAGGGAATTAAGCAAAAAGGCTATTCTCCAAAAGGTCAGGCAGGCGGATATAAAAAATCATCTTCAAAATCCTATGGGGGTAAATCCTATGGGGGTAGTGATGAAGCAACGCCAAAGCAAATGGAGGTTCTCAAAGACTGGGGACTTTGGAAGGATGGGATGACCAAGAGTGAAGCCAGCGACGTGATTGGAAAAAGGCTTGGAAAATGAAACTAGCCCAGACTGGCATCACGCCCTCTCAATTTTTACAGGTGACCAAAGCCTTTATAGATGATATTAAGCTATTAAAGGCAGAGGGCGGGGATGTGGTCTTCAACCCAGACGCAGAGAAATACCTTGTAAAGCTACTGCAGGTGGAAGAAGTTGTGAATGAGGCGTTAGATTATGTAAAAAACCAGATTGGCGAAAGTGGTAAGCGTGTCCATCCTGGATTCAAAGGTTTCAAGGGCGGGGTGGTTGACGGAGTGTATAGGAAATATGGCGAAAAATATTGGTACGATAAAAGCAGGCTGGATGAGGCCATGCCATATCTGAAGGAAATTACCTATTTCAAGGTGGACAGTAGTAAAGTTGATGAGTACCTTGAAACCGTAGGTGAGATGCCTGAGGGTGTGAATGAGAAGGACAGACGCCCCCAACTATCACTAAAATTTAAAGACGACAGGAAACTACTCCATGAAGAAGCTTAGACTATCTTATAGTTTGTTAAACACGTGGGATAGGGGGGATGTGGATGGTGCGGTGGCCACGTACCTACACCTAGCAAGACCAACGAGCCGACAAATTAATGAAGGTCGGGAAATACATGAGAAGATTCAGAAGCATATAGACACTGAGGGCGAGTTTCCCGATTGGTTTTTCAACTGGAAGCTTGGTAGCCCTGAAACTGAAAAGGAGCTTGTTGTGAATTACAATGAGATGTTTGATTTGAAATGTTATATAGATTGTTACGATGAGGGGGTCGTGTTTGAGCATAAAACGGGAGTTTCAGACAGTTTGACTTGGACACGGACATGGCAACTTCCCATCACCTTTTTAATCTGCGAACTAGCTGGTGTCGAGTGTAACCTGGGCATCCTAGTCCATTACAATCAATACAACGAGAAGACAGATTACACTGTCATGCACAATTCAAAAATTCAAAGGGACTATGCTCGAAACATTATAGACAGCACAGGACCAGAAATTAGGGAGTATTTTTTACAGAAAGGTTTAATATGAAAAAACAGAAAAGTAATGTAGAGGAGGTGAAATAAATGCTAGAGGTAATAATGTTAGCAGCAAAGGCGTACCTATTTTTAATGTATGGTTTCTTTATATATATAGCAGTAGGTGGAATCATTAATT